GAGTCAGTTCATGCGAGAGATTATCTGGCAGATCATTAGTAAGACCGAAGAGAACATTGGAATATTATTCCTTGAGGAAAGTATAAAGAAAGCAGGGCTGTCTCTAATGAGCCTAGCTGCTAACAAACCTTTACACCTGCCTGATACTGTAGCAACAGATGAAGAACGCTTAGACGCTTTCAATGCTACACTAGGAACTGATCGTGTGTTCTTGTTTGATCACTTCGGATCTACTGGTGTTGATAACATTGTTAGTCGTGTACGTTATATGGCTAAGGGATTAGGTTGTAAGTATGTAGTACTTGATCATATCTCTATCGTTGTATCTGCTCAGGCGAGTGGTGATGAACGTAAGGCTATTGACGAGATCATGACTAGACTACGTATGTTAGTACAAGAGACAGGCATAGCATTGTTCATTGTCTCCCACCTCAAACGACCTGATGGTAAGGGACATGAGGAAGGGTCAGCGACTAGTCTATCTCAGCTACGTGGTTCAGGCTCTATCGCACAGCTTAGTGATATGGTTATTGGACTAGAGCGTAATGGACAGGCAGAGGTTGAAGAAGAACGAAACACTACTCATGTTAGGGTACTAAAGAATCGCTTCTGTGGTACGACAGGTAAGGGAACTCCTTTACTTTATGATCATGCTACTGGTAGAATGTTAGAGACGCTAGAGGAGGAGGAGTTATGAAACTATGGCATGTAGTAAAAGAATCTCATGTAGCAGGAGGTAAGGACTACAGCTCTTGTTCATTTGTAGAAGTAATATACTCGTCATCTTATAATGAATGCAGAAAGAAAGCTAAGGAGCTATACGTAGAAAATTATTATGATGATATGAACCCTAAGTATACTTACCCTATGAGTGATATAGAGTTTACTACTACTCACCCATTCCATGATAACTTTCCTGATGTTAGGGAACCGATAAGGACATGGCACTTGTATGGCTCAGAGTATGCATGTGATGCTGCGTGGTTTCGTACCCACATCCTATCCTCTAATGATCTTATGGAGTTAGAAATGCATATGTCCTATGAGAGTACGGGAGGTCAGTATAGGGATATGGTCATCGTCCACACTGATGAGTTAGAGGAAGACGATATAGAAGAGGTGATGTCATGAGTAAAATAGGAAACTATGTATTAGGAGAGATAGAAGAAAATGCTGACGCTAGATATAGAAACGACTATGGCTATGAACCACATATGGTGTTGTGGTATACATATCTCAGGAGAAAAGCGAGAGAGGGTCTTGCTAAATCCCATGCAGTTAGAGCAGCATATACATGGAACACAGGTTATAACAGGCCACAACATAGTTAGCTTTGATGCCCCTAAGATCAAAGAGCTATGGCACCTAAGCATTCCTAGCTGGAAGTTAAGAGACACGCTTCTTATGTCTCGACTATGGAACCCTAGACTAGAAGGAGGCCACTCATTAAGAGCATGGGGAGAGCGTCTTGGTTATGCTAAAGGTGACTTCACTGATTACGATGGTGGAATGTCAGAAGAAATGATCTCTTATTGTAAGCAAGATGTTTCTATTACTGTTAAGTTAGAAGACTATTTAACCAAGGCATTAGCCAAGGATAAGTTCTCTGAGGAATGCGTTAAGCTTGAACATGATGTTGCTGTTATTACTCAGCAGCAAGAGATCAATGGCTTTAAGCTAGACTTAGTAAGAGCTAATCAATTATTAACTGACCTCATGGAGAGAATGAATGTCCTCGAACGAGAAGTACAAGAAGTCTTTCCACCCTTGGTGGAGAAACGAGTCTCGGAAAAGACAGGAAAGCAACTCAAAGATAAAGTCACAGTCTTTAACCTTGGAAGCAGAAAGCAAATTGCCTACCGCCTCCAAGAAAAAGGAATAGTATTTAAAGAACAGACTGAGAAGGGTAACATCATTGTTAATGAGAAGACCTTAGCATCAATTGATCTACCAGAAGCAAGGCTTATAGGTGAATACCTAACCTTACAAAAACGAGTAGGTCAGATAGATAACTGGGTCAATGCAGTAGCTGATGATGGCAGGGTACATGGTCGTGTTATAACGAATGGTGCTGTCTCTGGACGGATGACTCACCAGACTCCTAACATGGCTCAAGTACCTGCTAGTAAGCACGACAAGAAGACAGGTGAGTTGTTGTGGGGTAGAGCCTCTTGGTATGGCACTGACTGTAGATCTTGTTGGATTGTAGAAGAAGGTAATGTGTTAGTTGGTATAGATGCTTCTGGCCTCGAATTACGAATGTTAGCCCATTACATGAATGATAAGTCGTATGTTGAGCAGATATTAGATGGTGATATACATTCGTATAACCAGAAGATGGCTGGCTTAGATACGAGAGATCAAGCGAAGACCTTCGTGTACGCTCTGATTTATGGTGGAGGTGTAGCTAAGATTGGACAGATCGCTAATGGCTCTGCTCGTAAGGGTAAGCAATTGATTGATCAGTTCATGAAGAACCTACCAGCATATGCCAACCTCAAGAAGCGAGTGTTGACCGCTATGCGTAAGAATGGTACACTACAAGGGCTGGATGGGAGGAGACTACGTGTAGAATCTGAACACAGTGCATTAAATTTCTTATTACAATCAGCAGGTGCTGTGATAATGAAGAAAGCTTTAGTCATATTACATAGCAAACTAATTGAGAACCGTATCTGGTTTAAGTTAGTAGCTAACGTACATGATGAATGGCAAATAGAAACTACCAAAGAGTATGCTGAAATGGTAGGGCAGTTAGGAACTCAAGCTATCAAGGAAGCTGGTGAAAGTTTTAATATGAATTGTCCATTAGATGGTGACTACAAAGTTGGTACCACTTGGGCAGAAACACACTAGAGTTTCCTAGGAAACTTCGCAATTAGGTCTAGTGTACTTTTAATTAATAAGGAATAAAATCCATGCAAAATACTAATCAAGCAATTAAGATCCAAGCCGTAGCTTACTGGTTCTCTTTCCTAGAGAAGAATGAGATGTCCGATAAGTATCAAGTTGATGTAAGTCAGCTATCTGAAACTCAAGTAGATCGCTTGGAAGGTCTAGGTATTAATGTTAAGAACAAAGGTGATGACAGAGGTTACTTCGTAACTGCTAAGTCTACCAATCGTGCTCCTCGTGTAGAAGATACTGAAGGGTTCGCAGTGACTGAGCCTGTAGGTAATGGCAGTAAGGTTACGTTCATTATTAAGCCTTATGATTATAACTTCAAAGGTAAGACAGGTGTTGGTGTTGGTTTATCCAAGGCTCGTGTTGATGATCTAGTAGTCTTCAATAAAGAAGATGCTGGCTTCGATGATGTACCTGAGTTATAAATGTTAATTCTCATAGACGCTGATATCTTTTGTTATCGTATCGGCTTCGCCTGTGAGGAGGAGAGTGAGTCAGTTGCTTGTAAGACTATGAGTAACTACCTCACTAACATCATTGAAGATTTGGTGATGGACTCTGACGATGAAGAACATGAGGTTGAACTGTACCTAACTGGTTCAGATAACTTCCGCTTCGATTACGCTGTTACTGCAGAGTACAAAGGTAATCGTAAGAAGAATAAGAAACCTCAACACATCTCTGCGCTGCGTGATCATTTGATTGCCCAGCATGGAGCTGTAGTTACTCAAGGTGAAGAGACAGATGACAGGATAGCGATCCGAGCTACACAAGAACCAGAAGCAATAATCGTTTCTTTAGATAAGGACTTTTACCAACTGGTGTGTGGACATTACAACTTTGTTAAGAAGAAACTCTTTTATATTACTAAAGAAGAAGCTGTGTTTAATTTCTATATGCAGTTCTTAGTTGGTGATACTGCTGATAACATCATGGGTGTTAAAGGTATTGGCCCTAAGAAAGCTGAGAAGCTTTTAGAAGGTAAGACTGAGTTAGAAATGTATGCTATCTGTGTAGATAAACTTGGAAGCGAAGAACGCGCTCTTGAAAATGGAATACTTCTGCACTTACGCAGGGAGGATAATGAGATATGGCAACCACCAAAACCCGTAACAACGGACGATGGACAGAAGCAAGACACAAATCATTTATAATCTCTGCGTTACGTGGAGCACATAGTAAATGGGGAGTTAAAGCGGATGTTAAAAAACTTGCTAGAGTTTCTACAGGGCGGTATGTATGCGCTGAGTGTGGCAATGTTGGCCCAGCTACTCTACCACCTTTGGATGGGCAGAAGCGTAGAAGGAACAATGCTGCTGTTGATCACATTGAGCCTGTCGTGGAGCCTGCTGAAGGATTTCAAGATTGGAATACATACATAGAGCGTATGTTCTTAGAGCTAAATGGTTATCAAGTCCTGTGTCATGATTGTCATAGCACAAAGACTAAAGAAGAACGAGTAGTACGAACTGAAATGAGGAGAAAGAAATGAGACATCTAGTAATACCGGATACTCAAATCAAACCTGATAACAACACAGACCATATGACTTGGGCGGGTAAGTATGCAGTTAAAATGAAACCAGATGTTATCATCCATCTTGGTGATCATTGGGACATGCCTAGCCTAAGTAGTTATGATGTGGGTACTAAAAGCTTTGAAGGTAGGCGGTACACTAAAGACATTGAAGCAGGTAATGCAGCAATGGATAAGTTGTTAGCTCCTATTAGACGAGAACAAGAACGTCTGAAAGAGAACAAGAAGAAGCAGTGGAACCCTCGCTTAGTATTCTTATTAGGCAACCATGAGTATCGTATCATACGTGCTATCGAAAGTGATCCTAAGATAGATGGACTCATTAGTTATAATGATTTCAATCTAAACGGATGGGAAGTGCAAGACTTCTTAGACCCTATTGTTATTGATGGTGTTGCCTACAGTCACTACTTCACTTCAGGTGTGATGGGTAGACCAGTATCCTCTGCTAAGTTACTTCTACATAAGAAGTATATGAGCTGTGTGATGGGGCATGTGCAAGACCGTGACATTGCTTATGCTCGTAGAGCTGATGGTAAGAACATGACTGGTTTGTTTGCTGGTATCTACTATCAACATGACGAAGCCTACCTGAATCCACAGACGAATGGTTCTTGGTCAGGGTTATGGGTATTCAACAGTGTTGAAGATGGTAGCTTTGATGAACTCCCTGTATCAATGGACTACCTACGGAGGACTTATGGCGCTAACTCTGGAAGAACTGAAAGGACGCTTAAGGCAGTTGGATGAAGTGATTCTTGTTGACATCCTACAGTTGGAGTCAGCAGATATAGTTAATAGATTTGAAGATGTTATCGAAAGAAACTTTCAATCTTTAGAGAGTGAAGTAGAGTCTCCTGAAGATGGACTCTATGACGATATGTACCACACTTCAACTTATAATGGAGATTATTATGATTGATAAAATAGAACCTACATACACCTTTGATAATGACTTTGGTGATATAGAAGAAGAGCGACCAGCAGCTAGTAAGATGCAGGTAGGAGGTGATCATTATACTAAGCTAGGTATACAGCCTATGGAATACTCTATGGCTAATGACTTGAATGCTTTACAACATACAGCAATTAAATACATCACTCGCTATAAGGATAAAGGTAATCCCCTACTGGACTTAGCTAAGGCAGTTCACTGT